TATTAGCTCATTAAAAGAATTGTTTTGTCTTATTTCTAACATGATTGTAGAACCGAAGCTAAAATCTTCAGCTAATCCATTACCTAATTTATTAAAGTAATTTTTTAATCTACCTGTAAACTGTTTGATATAGGGTTCTCTTAATCTATTTTGTCTGACCCACTCTCTTCTTTTTACATTCTTAAATATTTTAAGTTGTCTTTCGTTATAAATCATTAATGTAAAGTTGTGTTAATAGGTTTTATAATATCTGTAACATCTAAATTTTGAGTAACATAAATATATGATGCTATATTTACAGCTTCCATTTCATTTATGACTGGACCAACTCTTATTACTACTTCATGATTATTATCATCATCTTTTTCTATAAAAAGTCTTGATGTTAATTGTTTTAATTTTGACACTTTGCACTCCTATGTTGCAAGTGGATGTCCACTTGGCAGTAAGTCTAAGTCAAATTTACCACCTCTAAATCTACCTGATCTAACAGCATATAAAAAAGCATTTACTCTAGCATATGCCCATTGTTCTTCACTTGTTACACTTGGTCTTACACTTCCTGGATTTGTTCTGTAAGCACCTATACCTCTTTTAAATACAGCAGTTAGCATTCTTAAAGTAACTCTTTTACCAGCTTTATCTCCATGCTTTTCATTATGCTTATCAACTTTGTTTTGTAATCCTTTTTTAACTGCGGCTGTAACTTGTTTTTCTTCTATAATTCCTTCTTCTAAAAACTTTCCTCTTTCTCTATCTAGTTGTGCTGATTTTTTCTTTGCCCAACTTTGACCAGCATCACCACCCCATAATGACCATGCTATTCTACCATTGGATGGATAACCTTTTTCACCAGGTCTAAAACCATCAGCTCTTTTATCTACCTCATGTCTAGCAAAGAAGCTGTTCATTCTTCTAACTGTTCTTGGTGATAGTTTTTCTTTAGCAACTATTTGACTTGCTCTTGTAGCACCTATTCTTGTACCACCTCTATTAAATTCTTTTCTCCACTCTATACCTCTTTTAGCTTCTGTAACCATACCATCAGTTGGTACTGTATCAATATCGCTTTCTGCTTTAATGACTTCATCTAATTCTTCATCAGCACTTTGCATATCATTATCTAATTGTACTTCTTCTTGTTCTTCTTGTTGTGTTCTTTCTTCTTGTTCTTCTTCTGTCATTGGATCAGTATCAGGTTCATCTTTTGGTTCTTCTTCATCACCTGCTATGTTTAAAGGCATTAAGTTTGCTGGTACAAGTAAACTATCAGCACCATCTAATGGTTCATAACCCATCTGTTCTCTAGCTTCGTTTCTTGTAAGAATACCATTTTGTACTCCTTGTGTAACAGATTCAAATATTCTTTTTCTTTGTTCTGCCATAGCTGGAATAGAATCTATATTATATCTTAATTCTAAATCTTCACCAAATTGAGGTGATAACCACTCATTTAAATCTGATTGTACTCTATCCAATAAAGGAATAATTGTTTCATTGTATAGTGCAAGTTTAGCTTCTGCAAAATTAGAGTAAGTTTGTGAGTCTGGTATTCCAATTATTTGACTTGGTACACCATAAACTAATGCAATGTCTTTTGCTGACATATGTTTTAAACTAGCAAAGTCCATATCTTTTGGAGATAATCCCATTTCTTTCCAATCAAAATCTCCCTCTAGTAACATTGGTTTCCCTGCATTACCTGTACCTGAAAATCTTTGATTGATGTCATTTACTAATTGACTTCTTTGTACATCACTTAATTGCACTTGTGCGCCTGTTTCGTCTTTAGGTTTAAATACAACTGCACCACTTGGTCTTGCACCATTTTGTAATAAATTTACATTATGTTTATTTGCAAGGTTATGTTGGTCTATATCAATACTTGCAGTTGAGATTGGTGACATTCCATAGAAATCATCTAATGGATTAAATAATTTTATATGTTTAATTTTTGAGTTACCTGTTGATTGATCTACCTCATAACTATTTACAGTTTGACCACCTATAATATAATCATAAGCAGTAGGCATTGATCTTGAACCTGCTTGTATTCTTATTCTATCTGGTCTTAAATTATATAATTCTGTAGGAGGTGTTCTATCACCACCAACTGAAAGAATATAACTATTTCCTGAAATTTGTAAGTAAGCATATAGTGCCTGGAAAAATTCTACACTAGAACACATTGGACTTGGATTATAAAGTAAATCTAATAATGGGTGACTATCTAATTCTTGATCACCTCTAAATAAATTTATTTGTACTCTACTTGCACTATTTGCAATTTCATTGATACATCTATATACTATTGCGTTTTGTTGATAGCCCTCTTCAGCTAATTGATCGTATCTTGCTTTGTAAGTTACATCTGTTCCTAAACTATTATAATAAACAACAGGAGCTTCTTTTTTTCCTGATTGTTTTTTATCTGTAGTGTTAAAAATATTTTTTATATTATCTAATATTGTTGCCATCTATGATACTCTCCATAATGCTTTTTTTGTTGTTTGCAAGTTATCATACAATGTAGATAAAACATCAACTTGGTCATCATGTACATCATTTAATCCTGTAAAACTCATAATCTCCTGTAAGAATGCGTTAGTAAAATTTTTATTCTTTGGAATTAATACTCTACCATCATTCCAGGCAGATGCAACAGGTTGTGCTCTTACAAACTTATCATTTCTAGCAGGTCGTGAAATAATATTCAAGTTATGTTCTTTAATCATAAAATCAACAACACCTTTTTCTGTACCTCCAATATAAGCATATATAGGTGATTCATAAGTTTCTTGGTACTGTTTACATATACTAGCAAAGTGTGTAGCTTCTACCTGTCCTCTCCAAACATCTAATATATAAATTTTACCATCATAATATTTAGCAACACCAGCAACAGAAAAATCTGAATATGTTTTTGTAGAGTATGCAAAATCAACTGCAATAATTGTTTTACCTCCATCTGGTACTTTTTCATAGAATACTGGGTCTTTGAATACTTTACCCCCTTTAATAAAGGGTTTTTGCTGATACATAGCTGACCACCAAAATTCACCAACTGCTCTTTTTCTTTCTTCTAATATCTTTTTGGTATACCTGGACTCCCATAATGCTTCACCTATTTCTCTACCTAAAGGGTCCTGTGGTTCTGCTATAGCTGGAAGACTTACTACATCCCATTTATCACCATCTAATTCTGCTTGTTTTAATAACCTGCCTGCTAAATCATCTACATGCCATCTAGTCATAATAATAATAATAGAAGATTCAGGAGCTAATCTAGTAGTTGCAACTGATTGAAACCAATCCAATGTTTTATCACGATATACTGTACTCATAGCTTGTTCGTTATTTTTAACAGGGTCATCAATAATAAAAACATTTGCACCTCTACCTGTAATACCACCACCTACACCAACACAATACATTCCACCACCCTGTTCTGTTTCCCAGTTACCTTGAACATTTATGTCTTGATTTCTTTTGACCCCATACATTTTAGGCACATATTCATCAAATACTTCTTTTGCTTTCCTACCCCATGATGTAGCGAATGATGTTTCGTATGATGCTAATATAAGTTTGTTTCTTGGGTGTGTTGCTAAATACCATGCAGGAAAATACTTTGATGTAAATTCTGACTTACCATGTTGAGGTGGCATATTAATTAATAGTCTTTTAATTTTACCACTCGCAACCTGTAACAATTTTGTGTTTAAATACTGCAAATGTTTTGGAAACTGCCAAGTAAAATTACTTGTCATCATAGCAAAACCTCCAGGTTGACTAGTCGCTATCTTTAACTTTTGATAGTAATCTAGTTGCAAGGTCGGCTGATTCTTGGTCTTGTCCGATTCTTTTAATAAAGTCATCTTCTATATTTATTTGTTGATTTGTGTTGTCCCTTGTTATTCCTCCTTTAGCAACTCTTTCTACTTCTGTCAGCATTTTAAAAGGATGTGCTATCTTTGAAACTATAGCAACTAACTCTACATCTGATAAGTTTGCAAAGTCTAATTCTTTTTTTTCTTTTAATCTTTTTAATAATTCTTGTGCTGGAGTTATTAGAGAATATGTCATTTGTAAGGCATGGCTTCCCTGTCGTTTACCCATTTCCTCCATTTCAGTTTTCATAGAGTTATATCTTATCTGTGCTTGTTGTTGGTCAAACTTGCTAACTCTTGATACCCAACCATATCTTGATGAAATCTTTTCTATTTCTCTAGTTGTCAATTGGACTTCTTCAGCTACTTTCTTTAATGTTCGTTTATATCCCATGTTTTGATACACGAGATAAAACTCATAGTGTTTATTGGATTCTTCTGTTTCTTTTTCTATCATAGAAATTATTAAAAGCTATTAACCGAACTCTTACCGAACTTCTACATTATGATATTAAATAAATCAAATAATATCTAGGCAATCAATAGTTGTGTTGTTCAAATGTTTTATCTTCAGCTCTACTATGATCATCATCTTTCATACATTGGTAGTGTGCATAAACATGAGTGATAGGTTCTAATGTTTTTACCAGCGCAACAAATGAATGATCTGAATAAATTTCTTTTTTGCAATATATGCACTTGGAAATATATCTGCTTAAATCTTCTAATTTTGTTTTTTTTGCTCTATTTCTCATGTTTACCTTATGTTCCTCCTGGAACTCCCGTCTTTCCTATCTTATTTATCTAATAATAATTAATAGAAACTATTGACAATTATTACCAATAATGATAAGATTAAGAATAACAAAAAGGAGATTAAATGACAATAATTATTTTACTAGCTTTAGCATTACCGACTTGGTTTATCATGTTGGGTCTAGCAGAGTGTGATGTTTTAAGAAAAGGTAAACTGACTAAATATACTGGAATTAATTTAATGAGAGGCGTTGAGGAGTACAGAGTGGAGGACTACTATGGGTAAATTTAAAGTTAGAGTTTCTCTACCTAGAGGCGAATTTAATCAAGATAAGTGCAGTATCTTATTACATGCTACTCAATTTTATGCAAAAAAGATATTGGGTACTAGATTAGCAAATCTTATCAATGTGAAAATTGATGTTAGAAAAACTATTTTAGATAATAATACTCTTGGAGTTTGTCAAATGAAAGTTACAGGTTCTAAAAGACAAAGACAATTTAAGATTGTATTGAATGCAAAAGGAGATTTACATTCGCAACTGCAAACTTTAGCACATGAAATGGTTCATGTAAGACAAAAAGCAAAAAACCAATTGCAATACAGATGGAACAAAAGTGATTCAAGCATCAAAGTAAGATGGATGGATAATGCTCCAGTAAGACCAGAGGATATTCCATACAACCAAAGGCCTTGGGAAATTGAGGCAAGAAGTTTAGAAAGAGGATTTTACAAGGATTATCTGAACTTTGTTTATAAAATTAAAAAGAAAGGAGATGAGTAATGCAAAAAACAAGAAAGTCAAAAAATAAAAAGTCATCAGATATTAAAAGTGATTTCAATAAGAATTTATCAAAAAAATTAAAACAACGATTTTCTAATATCAAAACCAAAGACAGAGGTGATGGTATAATGGAAATCTCATTTAAAAAAGGAGGAAAAT